GTGCGAGCTGGCGGGAGTTTGCTCACGTCAGTTACTGTGGTAGACGGGGAGACGATAGGCGTTTCCGACGTGCATGAAATTCTCTCATGGGCTTGCATCATTGCCAATGAGCCAATCACAGTCGACATAGTTTCTGCAGGAGGAGCTGTGGATCTTTCTGCGACTGTATACTTCAACGTCAATTAGCCTCTCTAGCAACAGCACATTTTACTACGATAAGATATCGTGGTATAATAAATTAGAAGAACTTGTGAATGAGCGCAAGAGCTACTTAAAAGATATTCGCAAGGATGGAGAATAACTTGCATGCGTGTTGTTACCTTCTTATTTTTAACCTGTGCTTTTGCCCTTGCCGATTCTAAGTCGGAAGCTATACTCAAGGTTCAGCTAGCCACAGCAAAGGCCCAGCATGATCAAGATCTTAAGGACAAGCAGCAGCTTGCCCTGAAGCTCTCAGAGATTCAGTCCAACCAAAAGGTTCAGCAATCCGCAATAATTACGAATACTCGGTCTGTCGATGCCACGCAGCAGTCCACCCTTGAAGCAAGTCGAAAGACGAGCGGCGACTTGCAAATACTTCAAGAAACAGTAGACAACAATGCGGCGCTTGCTAGGATTGCTGAAGCAAACGCCCAGATAGAACGTGCCAAGACTGCCACAGCCCTTATCGCGGCAAAATCAGCCGGTATTACGACGCTCATCGAAAAAATATTCTACATTCTTGGAATCTGTACACTACCACTCTTGACCTGGTGGATAAACAAGCGCACCACAGCCAAGGTGCTGACAAGTTTGAACAGTGTCAACACAGCCGTAGCAGAGGCAAAAGTAGAAACACATTCTGCATCAGTTGCCGTGGACAGCGTGAAGCACAATCTGCAAGAGCTCGACAATAGCAGGCAAGAAACAGCCAAATTGCAAAGTGCACAACTTACACAGATTCATAGCCTCGTCAATAGTAATCTGACAGCGGCCAAGAAAGACGAGCTTGAATCGAGGGAGGCGAATCTTGTCTTGATGCACGAAGCAATTGAGGCAAAAAGCGCCGCTGGTTTGCCGCCGTCTAAGGCAGCACTAGGCCTGATAGATGCGACTGTTATCAAGATCAATGAACTAAAGGTGCAGCTTGCTGATCGTGAAAGGCAAACAGTTGAAGCGGAGCAACAACTCAAGGTTGACTTAAAAAAAGCCGACGGCCTCGGTGCCGAAACCTTCTGACAAAAATGTTTAGTGACAAAGAAATAATCTTGCCATCAGCCTTTCCAAGGAGTAGACCTATTTCTTAGAAAGTCATCCACTGATTCACCATTTCGCCTTTTTTGCCACATGTTCTGATTGTGCCGTACATATGTAAACAAGGTTGGCTCGTCATACACTCCGGCAACCAAGAATCCAGCCCTAACGATATCTCGCGCTAGGGCACTATCTACAGCGTGACCTATTTCTCTGTATTTGCACCTCTCTGTCAATTTTCGTGTGAAGATAGAAGAACCGCCCACGCCAAACCAATACACAATTCTTATTTCGTTTTGGAATTGAATCAGGTGACGTGTCCAAGTGCAGAAGTCGGCTCTGCCATCTGCAAGTGCCGCTGCACCTCGAGTAAGGAATCCTGGTTGGTACAGGTCGTCGTCGTCCCACTTGTGCAATAAGTTACCATTTGCAGCTGCAATACCAATGTTCAATTTCTTGCCTAGGACGGTGCCTGGAGAAGTAATCACACTCACGACACCTTCTGGAATGAGTGCTGGCTGCTGATCGGCATTTTGAACGATGACTAGTTCCTTGTCGGTATAGTCTTGCGCTTTCCACTGAGCAATGACTTGCGGTATAAATGTAGGCCTGTTAGACGCGCAAATTGAGGATACCACGGCTAAAACCCTTTCATCTTATTAAAATTTGACACATAATACCATTAGGTCAATCTCTCTGTTTACCTATGGTATTCCTTCCGAACGACGCCAATGACATTTTTGTCATACCTATGCCACCGAGGATCCCATCAACCATTGCCAGTTTGACGCCACCACCTCGTCGGTGAGTTTCTTCTTCGCCCGCAACACCTTAATTATCTTCTCGTCGACGGTTCCTTTAGCCCTCAAGTCTATGTAGAGCACGGACGGTTCTGTCTCGTCTCCGTGGATTGCCCCCGACTGTCCTATGCGGTGGGCCCTGTCCTCCGACTGCTCCCTCGACTCCAGGTTATAGTCATTGGAGTAGTAGATCACGGTCGTGCCTTGGGTCCAAGTATTCCCAAATCTTCCAGACGCCGGGTTTGATACCATGTACTTCACAGGGGAGTTGGGGTCTTGAAATGCTGCCTTTGCTTCCTTCCTATCGTCTGCACTAGTCGCACCGTAAAAATCTACAACCGATTTTTCGCCAAACTTCTTTCCTATTGCGGCAATTATTTCCCTGATGTTGTAGCGATACGTCGCCCAGATGATCACTTTCCCCGGTGCTTGCTCGAGTAAATCTAGTAAAGTTTCCAAGCGATCGTTTTCTTCGCCGAATGGAACCTCTTCCATCTGATCCGGCTTCAAGAATCCGCAAGAGATCTGGTGGAGTCTCAGTAGCTGCGTAATTATCATTGTGGCGCTGACCTGTGACGCACCAGACAGCTGGATGAAAGCATCTTGCAGCATCTTGTTGTAAGCAGCCGTTTGACGGGGGCCCATCGTGATGTCGACAGTTTGATAGACCTTGTGCGGAAGATCCAGGCAGTCTGCTTTCTTGATGATGTACGAAAAACGCCGCATAAGCATCTTGAGTGAGTCAAGATCCCTGTACCCGACAACCTTCTTAAAGGACTGTCGCCCCAACTGCTGGTCAACTAGCACAGCAAACCGATTGCGGAAGGCAAAGTAGTTGGAGTATCCCAACAAATTCTTTTGAAGAAACTCACTCTGAGAATAAAGGTCCAATGGTCCGTTTGGTATTGGGTTACCAGAGCAAATTCTCCGATACTTGGCGAACTTGCCAAGGTTGATGAGGATCTTAGTACGTTTGGCCTGGGGGTTCTTAACTGTTGTGCTTTCATCGATCGTCATCATGCATTTATATTTTTTTAGGAAGGCGACTACCTCGTCTACGGCACGTTCAGACGCCATGGCTTCGACGTTTACCACAAAAGTTCTGAGAAATTTTCCTGGCTGGTGAAGCTTTTTTAACGCTTCCTTCTCTTCTTTGCGAGCGTAAGAAGACCAGTATGCGGACAATAGAGGAACAGCCTCGGAATTGTGTACTGGAATTTCGTTTTCAATCCAATTCAGGTACACTCCTTTTGGCGCAACAATCACCTGGGCATCGATCTTTTCTTTCAAGAACAAGTATCCTGCATTGTCGATTACGACTTTGGTTTTGCCGCAGTTATGCACTGTTATTCCGTTGGCTATAAAACTGTGGCTTGGCTCATCCATCGCTAGGTCAAATGTTTGGCGTTTTCCTGTAGATCGCACATTCTTAACTCTATCTGGAACAGGGGTGAAAACGTCTTGCCGAAGATTTTTGAACCACTCGTGGTCGTCACCGTGTCCCAATTTCGTCATTAGTACTAAATTTCCAGGATCGTTGTTCCTTGGATCTTCATCTTTGTGGTGCACTCTTTCTTCAGACAGCAATGGACGACCAAGTTTTTCTTCCATTACTAGGATGTGCTCTAAAACTTGGCCTGAACGAGTCGCCCTAGGATGGTCCTTGTGCCCTCCAACTCTGACATAGCCATCCTTGTCAATGGTCCAACCGTCAGAATTTATGCTAACATATTTCATTATGCAAGAACGACACCAACCGTAGTACTTGGACTTTTTGGTAGTTGTACTATTCGGGTTACCGCACAAACTGCATGGCGGTGCAACCTCCCTAGGTCTAGATGCTTTACGAAGGTCCCACTCAATTTTTGAGACATTTGTCAGTACCTCGTGTGAGAGGCGGAGATCTTGCGCCATTACCCAACCTTCTGTGGTTAGTACCTTGTGGTCAGGCGTTAAGATTAAAGATTTTCCTGATGTAAGTTCTAACGAGACTGTTTCTTTTTCTCCTGAGTTAAAAATCCCTAATATTTTGTTCAGGCGAAAATTTCCGTCAATGAATGACCTAGTTCTTACGCCCCTATCAGACTTACTCTTGCTGCCCAGTCCTTTAGTGAATAGTTCACCCAGGGTAATTCTTCGCCCAGCACCAAACCAATTTATCTGGATCTCAGCTTCGCCATCTATACAGCCCATTTCCATGAACAGTGCATAAGCCTCTAAATCTTTGCTCATGCGCCAGCAGTCGAGTTGGTGCTTATACGGTCTTGTTTTGAACGGGTATTCTGTGTAGGTTATCTCGCCCATCTTCAGACTCCTTCTTCATCAAGACCCACGTGCCCCCTGACTATGTTCCGCACAATGATCAGTTCGTTCGCTTTTAGCCATTGTGCAAGAGTTTTCGTCTCAGTCGGTAGCCCGCAAAAGTTTGCCGCCGCATTGCCCAGCGGCGTCTTTCTTTCAGGCTTCTCGAAGATGTTGTACATCTCCTCGTCGCTAATCTCCAGAGTACGGTGCAATGATAGTATGCGGTTTGCATGGATTGTGAATTGGGCTAGTGTCATTCTTTCTCGATTTAGACTAATTTTATTTTAAGTACGGTTTAAACCTGTCAGGAAAAGGATAACCTCTACTTGCTCGACTAAGATAGTGGCATACAAGGCAGCAACGAGCTTCAGTACCTTTATTTGTATAAGTTGTTATAATGTCATAGGGGTGCCCTTTTTTGCAAAACCGATTTGGCGGAGCTTGTTTTCTGTTTAGTTGCCCCAGAGACATTTTATCCCTAGTTTCAAATGATATCTTACGTCCTTTTAGTGCAGCAGAAATTTTGTTTCGTACTTCCTTAGGTATACTTTTTCCCTTATTAACAGCGGACAACTTCATTCTAGTCTCAGGCGATTTAACTAGTCCTTTATTGGAGGCAGAAATCTTAAGGCAAGAATTTTTCGTTATTCCATTGCCACCAGCCGTAAGATTATAGCCGAATGGGGTTTTGGTTTTTAACTCGGTGATGAAGAAGATTTCTCTTTTATCAAGTTCTTTTTGAGTATTGCACGTGGCTAATTCTTCCGAAACAAAGGCTTCTTTTCCGTATTTAGTTATTGCGTTATGAAAAATTGACGTTCCTAGCTTATTTTTGGCATAATACAGGTGGTATCTCCACCTAGTAGAAAAAGAATTCTTAGTTTGACCGACATACTGCTTTCCATTGACAGTATTCGTTATGCAATAAATAATTCCATAAGGCATATAGCTATAGGTCAAAGCACAAGTTTGTTCTTGGCATGATCACGTTCAATGTTTGCTTGCATCTTGTCACTGCCACATAGAAAACGCGGCACTCGTCGTCATAGTTTTTTTCCATGTTGGTGAAGCTGCGATATGAGATGTCAGTCAAGAGCAAAACATTTTCCGCCTCACTCCCTTTCGAACTATGAATGGTGCTGATCGAGATGCGCGGCTTTCCCAACAACTTCTCACCGCGCTTGCGCGCCGCAATGAAGTAGTCGCGCTCTACCGGAGAAATTTTGGAAAGTGCGACGTGCCAAATTTCCGTAGAAGTTAGCCCCATCGACACTAGTTCAGGCATCCCGTACATTCTTCCAGAGTCGTCAGATTTTAGCTTCTTAGTTAGGAAGTTCGGCACCAACCCCTGGCCACCGTACTTTAAGCAGTCTAGCACGTGCTCAGCAGACTCGTCTTTGCCTTTACGTAGATTTTCCCAGGTCTTGATAGCTCCTAGCGCTGGACTCTTCAGGGGGTCGCGGCTGACGGAGTTGAACGAGAATCCTTGCGACAGGCAGTAGTCCTCGAGTTCGGCGAGCATGTACCCGTTGCGGGCAAGCAAGAGCCAGGTTCCTGAACTCAGGTCAACCTCCTCTATCCCAGAGAAAAAGTTGACCGCTCCGATCTCCGGTCTCGCCCGCCAAGACCTGCTTCTCTTGCTGCTGATGCGATTTGAGATTGAGTCTGCGAGCTTGTGCACTGATGAAGGGATTCTGTAACTCTGATCGAGTGTCACTTGCTCTCCTTGCAGGCCAATGAAGCGCTCGACATTTGCTCCGGACCAATTATAAATCGCTTGACAGTCGTCACCCGCGACAATTACTTTTTTAGCATTTACAGAAAGAAGGTTGGCTGCATCCCATTGTAAGTCACTAAGGTCTTGTGCTTCATCGATTGCTAAGAGATCTAGAGAAGGCATCGACGCTGGGTCTGAGCTGTTGAACAACTCAAGCATGTCTGTAAAATCGTAAAGTGAGCGATTTCGCTTGAACGACGTTAGGGTCTTGGCGAAGCGATCCAATTCGAAGAAGTCTATTGAATCTTCGAATGCATCGTTCCAAGCCTTTTGGAGAGGCTCCTTCTTGTTCCTGGCTAAGCCCTCCAAGAAAAGCATCCTGTCTGCAATGTTCATGCCGTACGTGTCGCCGTCGAGGATTTCCCCTCTACCCTTGAACTCTAATCCCAGCATCTTTCCAAGTTCTCGAATGTGGGTCCAGTTGAGCACCTGGTCCCTGCGCATTCCAACGTGCTTGAACGCCAGAGAGTGTATCGTTCGGAAGTGCGGCAAATCTTCTGGCGAGATGTTGAACTTCTCAGAAGCCCTCGACTTTCCCTCTTCGGCAGCTTTCTTTGTGAAGCTGATGAATCCGATCTTGTTCGGGGGAGTGCCTTTGGTGAGGGCATCTTCGATGATAGTTAGCAGACTAGTAGATTTTCCCGTTCCTGGCGGACCTAAGATTATCCTCGTCTTTGATGGATCCATATCATGGCTTCTTAAAACGGGGTTCCGGAGTCTTGAGCAGCGCTCGGTACGTCGAAGGTTTCGGTCTGCCTCGCAAATGCGGCGATGGACCAGTAGTTGACGCCGCGTCCCTTCAAGTTGGAAAAATGGTGGTCAGCTCTAGCATCTTTCAACATTGAGGCAATTTTGGGGCTTCGGAATTCGTAGAACTTGTGCATGGATAAGAAATTCAAAAGGTCCGCCATTCTGAAGTAGGTTCGTCCTCGATCGGTGAATGGCTTTCCGAGCGTGATCTCATCGAGTGTCAGGGCTTGTGCTCGGCCGGTGCAGAACTTTTCCAGCATGTCCCAGAACAAACCTTCTGGAGAAGCGTCGGCAGGAGCTTCTATAACTGTCACGCTATTCATAGAATTTTGCACGGCAGCTTCCCACACAGGGCGCGAGGGAATCGATGTTACTAGGTTCAAAGATTCCATGCACTTTTTTTGGAAGCGCCTAGGATCTTGGAGATCATCAGTAGTCAGCTCAAGCCTGCAGTCGTTCACCGTCCAAAACCATATTGGCGGCTTAGTGTCGAGTTTTACAAGATTTCCTAAGGTTGGAAATCTACCGCCTGCACCACCGCCACCAACGCCATACTTTCTTGTCCTGCACAAAGCCGAGTTACAATGATTGCATATAGGATTTTTAGTGCAGGCATAAGCATAATCTTTTTTCTGCAAAGACTTTATGATGCCCTGAACTTCTTGGAGCATCAAGGGAGGTTCCATATACTGGCGATTGGCATCTTCAAGCATGTCTTGCCAATCATCTGGATTGGCACGACGAAGATAGACACCTATATTATACAAGCCATCGTTTCTGGTACCAGGAGGGTATCCGATTTGTGACAATGCTTGTAGGCAGGGAGGACCATCCACAAACTCCTTGCTCTCTACTATTTTTTCGTCAAACCACTGTGTGGCCACCGACATGTTTGAGGCATAATCTAGGAAAGCTTCTGAAGAGATGGCATTGCCGTCAATATCAACAGCATAACGCATGCCGCGAGTTCCACCGAAATACGGCATATTGATAAACTGCCCAACGTCTCCCTGTGACGCAAGCACTTGAGTCTGCTTAGGGAAGATTTCAGAATTGCCGAATCCTAGAAATGAAGCTATTTCTCGAAGCTTCATCACCATTTTTGACGCAGGTACGGGAGCCTTGGCGAAACAGTAAAGATGGGCGCCACCGGACTTGGTCCTGCAAACTACCAGCGAGATATTATTTCGCTTTAGCTTAGAAACGAGGGACTGATGGGAAAGACCGGAATATTCGTCGACATCTATCGCGCCAAAGACGCAGTCATTTCCGTCACGGATTGGAATAATCCCGAGACCAGGCTGCTTTCCTGCTAAGTGGTCCAACCACAGCGAGAGAGTCACGGGTTCTCTTTTCGTCACAGCGCGCCCGTTTCTCTTGCCATCGCCCCTAATTACTGGAGTGGATAGGTCGTAAGTACCGTAGGCTCGCTCCATACCAGCGAATCTCTGCATGAAAGCTTCTGCCAGCAAGGTGAGGGTGGTGCTATTTTCCAGTGACATAGCACTCCAATCTTTTAGGCATTTTAACCTTGGTATGCCTCAAATACCAACATGTTAGGCAAATATGCCTAAGACTACTAGGTTCAATATATGTATTGATTTCGTCAAAGATATGCCCACATTTGCAATGAGTTTTAGCAAAAGATTCAATTAGTCCTTGTCGGATTTCTTTTGGAATTGTGTCGCGAGTGCGCGCTTGGGACATTTTTTGCCTAGACTCTTCTGAGTGAAGTCGCCCAAGACCTGCCGCTGATAGTTTTTCCTTGGTCTCTTTTTGCGTGATGTAACCAAGATGTGACTGCGACATTTTTTGCTTTGATTTTTCTGAGTGAATTCTTCCGGTAGCCGAAAAAACTAGCTTTCTTATATGTTCTTCAGAAAAGATCCTGCCAAGTCCTGATCTAGAAATTTTTTGCTTAGTTTCTTCAGATAGTGAGCAGCCATCTCCTCCAGTTGTTAAGTTGTAGCCACTCGGTGAGAGAGTTACTCGCAGAAGGATGTGAGATGCTTCTTTATTATTCAATTCATCCAATGAATCGGCGGTATCAATCTGCTCGATTTTGAAGTTTTCAGCACCGTA